TTCCGTTCCGGATTGGACTTCAAGGATCTTACCTATACATTCCTTCGTGATTTTGAGCAATACTTGAGAGAAAAGGGCAATGCGGTCAATACGATAGCCAAGCACATGAGACAGCTCCGTACCTTGGTCAATGAGGCAATCAACCAGGGATATATGCACGCAGATGCTTATCCGTTCAGAAAGTACAAAATCAAACAGGAGAAGGGCAGACATGAGTTTCTTACCCCGGACGAGCTGAAGAAGCTGGAAACGGTCGAGGTGGAAGAGGAGTCCATGCGCCATGTGCTCGATGCCTTCCTGTTCTGCTGTTATACCGGATTGCGCTATTCTGACTTCTGCCAGCTCACACCTGAGAATTTCATTAGAGTAAACGGCAAACGGTGGCTGTACTTCAAATCCGTCAAGACAGGGGTGGAAATCCGTCTGCCGTTACATCTGCTGTTTGAAAGCAGGGCATTGGGCATTCTTGACCGTTATCCGGATATCGGAAGTTTTGCCGCTTTGCCTTGTAACTCGGAAGTGAATAAGCAGCTTCGAAAGCTGGCCGGGTTATGTGGTATCAAAAAGCGGATAACCTACCATGTGAGCCGTCATACCTGTGCCACCCTGCTGGTTCATCAGGGAGTTGCGATTACAACAGTCCAGAAGTTGCTCGGACATACTTCCGTAAAGACCACACAGATTTATTCAGAGGTACTTTCCAGCACCATTGTGCGTGACTTGAAAAATGTTCAAAGGAAAAGGAAAAAAGTAAAGATGTTTCCTGATAAAGGCTTGAGGACATCTGATTTTATAGACAATCGGTAGATTTCATGAATCCTATTTGTTTTCTATTAATATTGTGACTCTTTAAATTCTTCGGATAATCGGAATATTGCTCCTGATTATTTTTTCAATATGGATTGAATATGGAATAGTTTTCATTACTCTTTGTTGGGTAACTAGAAGCTTGATAACAATATTTATTACCATCAAGCTTCTTCCATTGTCACGATATGACAATGGATTTTGGTGTTTTGGCAGCGATGGTGCAAATGGATAAGAATATCTTGATTTTCTTGTTAAATAATAAAAGAATATCATTTATTGTTTTCAATATTTGCTCTGATTTGTTTCAAAATCAGAAACGGTCCTCCCATCTTATAGTTCCCTAAGTTTTGTTTAGCTTGCATGATACAGCTTTCAATAGTAAGTTTCAAATTCGGAGTGAAAGCTGCTTTGTTAATCTGCATTTCTTTTGGAAGTTTATTGGCATGGTTATTGAACCATGCGATCATTTCATTCAATTCCTCTTCGGAATAAGATTTTTTTTCAGCCATGATACATAAGTTGATGTTAATAGTGTGCAAAGATAAAGGAACATATAATTCATGGGTTATCTTTTAACAGAAATATTATCAAAATAAAAACCGTCCCTACTTATCACAAGCCGGAACGGTTCAGATTAGTTACGTTTTGACAATCTACTTCACATTTTATTGAACAAGATACCAATGGATTTGTTCAAAAGGATTTGCCTATTTCTAAAAATATTTGTTGTCACATTATTACGTATTACAAAAAAGGAGGGCATCGTGTATTACGAGCCCCCTCTCAAACTTTTATTATGAGATTGGCTTCTACTCCAAAATCACAGGGCAAAGATACGCAAAATTCTATTCTTTTCAGTTGATTGTGTAATCCAATTGGGAAATTGTATTTAAACAAATACCCCGACTCATCACGAGCCGGGGCAGTCCAATTTATAAATTTAAAGTCTTATGATGAAGATTGTCTGTTGCACCAATGCTTTACTATCAGCATAACGACAATCAAAACGGTTACATAAACACAGGCAAAACCAATTTGTTTAAGCAGCGTGGATTCTTTTTTCTCTTTTATGGTTTCTGATCGCTTTTTTTCATAAATATCAGAAGTAATATCCTTATCGGCTTTCACCTCCGTACTGTCTTTGGTTGCAGTTTCCTTCTTTCTATTTTTGCTGAAATCACCTTCTATATGCCCATCTGCCAGTAACGGAGGTTTATCGGTCAGACTGTCGGGCGGCTTTCGGGTATCATAGATACGAAAATCAATCACATAGTTACTATTAGTGGTAATAAGTTCGCTCAAAGAGGTACTTGATCCGTGTACGATGTTGACAGATTCACTGGCGCTATCTTTGCTGATTACTTCTACATCGGACTTGACAGCCTTATGCGAGCTGCCACATGATCCGAACAGCAGGAACAGACACATGAAGGGAGCCAGTAATATATGCCGGCTTACCCAGTTCATAACTCTAACCAACATAAGAGATATCATTTATGCGGTTCATCCACCCTCTCTTAAATTTATTATTGGTCGGACGCTTGCGGCATATATCCTCAATAAAGTCGAACCGGGCAATCTTAATCATGTCGAACAACTCACGCGGGTTCTTGGCATTTACAGCGGCAATGGTCTTGGGACCTACAATGCCATCCACCGTAACACCAAGCAAGCGTTGAGGAATCTTAATTCCGTGCGCACCGGATGCCCACACCCAATCAACCAATATATTAGCAACTGATTGCGATTTAATCTCGTCAGCTTTCCATCTGTCCCAATAATGCGGCTTGAGTACACGATTAACAACATCTTCACGGGTAAGTAGGTGTAAATCATCCACATCTATATCACCGTCACCATCCTTGTCATAGCCGCACGATTTCCATGTGCCGATAGTCACGCCCATATTGGTAGCTCCTCCCAAATCGTCAGGGTCATTTACAAAACCGCCTTCCCACTTTAGGATAAACGGTGCAAGTTTTCTTACGTCAGCCATACTACTCATTAATTATAATTATTCGATTTTATTTTCTTTGAATTCCGGCAGGATATATTGTATGTTAACCGCTGCTTCATGCAAGACCTTATGAAGTTCATCTTCATTCAAATCCGTTTCATCTGTAAACTCACAAAAGATATTTCCAACCCAATCTTGAGATGAATTAAGCCGTTTAATAGCCACGCTGTTGCATCCATTTGTTGATAATAGAGATTTGGCAACCTTATCCTTAACCTGGTTATCAATATCTGAGTAGAACATGAAAAGATTTTTTGCGAGAGTTTCTGCAAAAACGGCCACTTCACTCATGGGAAGTGATTGGATGTTTTCACGCATTCCGGCTATACCTTTTCGTTTTACCTCGAACTGCACCGAAAGAAAAGCTATATGCCCCAAAGGATGGGGTTGTACGATATATACCCTGTCTGCTTTCGTTTCATAAAGTACACGCCACAGCTCACCGAACACCTTGGCGGAGTTCTCACTGCGGTGGTAACTTCTTTTTTCCTCCTCTTTTTTAAAATATTCCACTTTTAAATCAGTCAGTTTGTTTTTAGTATACTGATTATAGGCGAAATAAGCTGCCAGCAATGTTCCGGCAGCACTAATAATGTTTGCAATATCTATTTCCATCACATTCACCGTTTAATTGTTATATGATAAATTATTCATCCTGTTTCTTTATTCTTTAGCTACTATGTTTTTTGAGAAAGCTGGCAGTTTTTCCAAAAAATGTATTGTCAATATGGTTTGTTTTACTATTTTTGTCAATTGTCTTTTAGGACTGTGACGGTTCATCCATGATCCTTCCGCCATATTGAAAGTCCTATAAAGAAAATGTGGATCTATATTTACCAAATTGTTTAATCTTACTGTCCTGTTATCATTAGTCAGTATGATTTGATTATCCCGGTTGTCTGAGAAGATTGCCGGGATTTTTATATATATGCAAAATAAATCCATATCCATATTGCTTACTATTCATATTTCACTATCTTTGTCAAGACTTTGTTAACCTGATTCTTTCAAAACTAGTATTGGACTTAACTTCCCCCCGTCAGACTGTGAAGCCAGACGGGGGATTTCATTACTTTAACAGATAGACAATAAAAAAAGAGCCCGATGACAATATTTATTGCCATCAAGCTCCTAGTTACAACTGCAAAGATAGTGAAAACTATTCATATTCAATCCATATTGAAAAAATAATCAGGAGCAATATTCCGATTATCCGAAGAATTTAAAGAGTCACAA